CCAGATCCGCCAACATCGCCTAGCGTTGTTGCCGTGCCAAGCGAATCAATGCTGACTAGCTTGGTGCCCATAACGCGATAGCAGACGCCATTCCAGTTGATGCCACCTCGATCAATACCGGGGCCAGAGCCGAACTGCACAATACCATCAGCGGGCCGCAAATAGCCATTGCTCACGCCGTTTGGCGTTGCAATAGGCATCATGTTGCGCGGGTACGAAACCCGCACATCTGCGTTTTGGTCGGTGTAGATGCCGCTGAGAATTGCAATTTGAGTCATTTCACCATTTCGCCTTGTTGGCCCAATACGCCGCGCTTTCGCCTTCTTTCTTTGGCGACCCGCTCACGCCTTGCTGTCCAAACCGAATCGTCTTGATCTGGTCGCCAACCTTGGCCACCACCACATGAGACTTTGTAGGATGGCTGGGCGTGCGTTTGGGCTTGTTGTAGCCTTCAACGCCAGCCCGAGCGAGGCGTGAGTCTTTCGTCATAACAAAATGGTGAGTTAGCCTACGCGATACCATACATCCAGCACAGCATCAAAGCGCAGCCGGAAAAATGCGTTAGCGGCCAGAGTAGTCGGCGCTCCGATCACCGTTGCACCATTGCCAGACACGGTAAGAGTCGTAACAGCTTGCGTAGTGTTGACCAGCACCTCTTGACGATCAACGCAGTTAGCCACAGCAGGCAGCGTGATAGTGCCAGCAGCATAACCAGCCAGCGGCGTGAGAATCAACCACACGCTATCGCTGGAATTGTTCACCGTCACAGTGAAGCCAGTTGCAGCAGGCGATGCATATTGCGTCACCTTGTCATCGGCCACGGTAGCGTCAGAAAGAACGTAGTCCTTGATCACGCTCATGCTGGCTTTGCGGGCATCGCCGTTTGTGCTTGAGTAGATCGGCACCTGATCGCTGCTTACAACAGCGTCAACAGCCGACAGTTGATTGATGGTCGTCATGTGTGCCTCATTCAAAATCTATTGGCGAATCCGGCCCGACAGTCAGCGGAGAAACCGGCTGATCAAAGAATGGCCTATCAATGTTCATCGGCTTGTTACCTGCGCCAGTTGGCAGCGTGCCGGTGAAGGTCATTTCAATTGGGTAGGTGTAGTGCGCAAGCATGGCGTTATATGCTTCACGCGCCGACACCTTTGTATCAGGCATCATGGCCTTGCCAAAGCTAGGCGCAATCCGCATTGCAAGATTCAGCACAATGGCCTCATTGGCTCGATCTGGAACCGTTGCCACATCATCCAGATCATCGCCATTTGGCGAGGATGGCAGTGGAAAGCCAAGCCGAATGCCTTTTGCATTCCATGTGGCCATCATGGCATTGAGCTTGCGCAGCGCAGTTTGCAGCTGCTCAGGCGTCAAGTCGAAGACATAAGACCCTAGGCCCGCTTCTTCAAACGCCTGAGTGATAAAGTCACGCTTTGTCCAAGCCATTTAGAGCCGCCTTGATGTTGCTCGCGAGTTTAGCATCAGAAGTTCGCCCGTCAAACTTGATTCCAAGCTCTTTGGCCTTTTCTTCCAATTCTGCCCGTGTTGGCTGGCCATCGTCAGATTCTTTCGGCTCCGAAGCGGTCAAACTCCAGCCGAGCTTGATATGCGCCGGAATATCATCTTCCGAGACAATGACGTAATCAAATAGACCCGTGTCGGTCTTGATCATCTTGCCTGGACGATAAAGCATCGTCGGGTTCTTCATTTCTTGGCCTTCGGTGTAGCTGCTTTTTTGGCTTTGCGCGCAACATCCAGAGCGATTGCCACGGCCTGCTTTTGCGGCTTTCCGGCTTTCATTTCTCGCTTGATGTTGGCAGATACGGTCTTGGGGCTATAGCCTTTTTTGAGCGGCATATTGATCTCCAGGTGATACAAAAAAGAGGGGCCGAAGCCCCTCTCCATTTGTGCCAGAGCTTAGGTCTGGTTGAACAGCATGATGCCGGACATCTGCGGCTGCTTGTTCACCACGCCAAACAGCGTATCCAAACGATACTTGGTCTTCATGGTGTTGATGTCGTACTGCTTTTGCATCACCAGCTCAAAGCCCTGGTCGGTCGTTGCGCGCATCACAGCGGCACCGGCATCCGACGGCACAGCATAGCGGCCCGGCAGGATTTCCATCGCATCCTTTTGCCAGAATGGGTTCACTTCAGCCGAAACCGTGTTCAGGAAGGTGATGGCAGCGCCGTTGGCGGGCGTTGCAGTTACGTTCTTGTACTGGAGTTCAGCATCGGTAGTACCGCCGCCGGAGATGATCGGGGGCGAGATTTGCACAACACCCGAACCGCCGGCACCCGACACGATGGCCGTGATACGGAAGGTCTTGAGCTGGCCGGTATCGCCCTTGGTGATCTGATGCACAGCATTGACGCCGGCAATCGTGAACGCATCGCCAACCTTAACCGTGCCAGAACCAACTGCGATGGTCAGGTTTTGGTAGCGGTTGTCAACGTTCGCGGTTTCGCCAGTGCCAGCCGTCGAAGTTGCCTTCGGGGTGTAGTACTGGTTTGCGCCGTTCACGGTCACAGTCAAGCCAGCGCGAGCGGTCAGGCGGTTAGCATAGTCGAGCTTGTAGGTCTCAAACGATGCAATCATTCCGACATAAGCCTTCTCATAAGCCGTCAGCGGCTTACCTTGCAGGGTTTGACGCGAAGCCAAGTTAGATGCCATGCCGTTGTAATCACGGGTGGACAAGGCGAAGTAGCGGTCGAAACCTTGCACGCCTTGCTCGTTCATGATTGCTTCGGCCTGAGCCACATCATCGAAGCCAGAGGCTGCGGCGGTGCGCTTGACCACGAGCGTGCCCTGGTTTGCGGCCACGTTCATGATGGCCAAGTTGATGTCACTGGCCAGCTTCTGCTTGGCAGAGTCACCCAGACGGCCTTCTTGCAGCGTGTCGCGCAGCTCGGTGGCGGTCAGCACCCAGGGCACAGACTTGTTGAAGCCGAGCGTAGCCGGTACGCTGAGCTGCGTGAAGTCCTTGAAGTTCGAGGTCATGTCAGTACCGTCGAACGATTGCGCCACGTAGGGCTGGGGACGCCAAATGACGTTGTTCGTGCGCTCCATCATTGCGCTGTCGGTGTTGTACACAGCGACATTGCGGGAAAGCACGGTGCGCTTTTGCCGTTTGTAGGCCATTACCTTTGAGTAATTGCCCGTCTTTTCGGCTTCGGCGCGAAGTCGGTCTAAGGTTGAGTCTACCGTTCCAGATACGCGGCCAGTTCCCTGAACCGTTTTCTCTGGCGGAGATGCCGCCTTGCGGTTGGTTACTTTCAACTGAGTCTCCAGTTTTGCAATCGCAAAAGCGAATTTTACGGGGTCGCTGATTGAAGCAAGTTCCTTTGCCTTCTTTGGGTTCTTGCCGAGCGCATAAACCAACAAAGCCGGATTGTCTGCACCTTGCAGAATAACGCCTTGCTGCGTGGTATTGAAAGACTCCTGAACGATACCTTCGGCATCGTCATAATCCTTCACCTTCAGCTCAGCTTTGGCTTTTCCGTAGCCTTGCAGCTTAGATTGCCATTCCTGCTGTTGCTTCTCAATATCGGCCTGCACCTTGGCAGCTTGCTCGTCGGCTTGTCGCTTGCGCTCAAACCATTGGGCGAGACTGTTTTCGAACTTCTCGGCGTCATAGTCGAAGTCCTCTAGCGTGGGCTTCTTGCCAATTTCAGGCGCTTTGGGCGCTTGATCTTGGGTTAGCTTAGCTTCGAGTTCCCGATTGCGCTTTTGTAGCTCTCGGTGCTGTTTACGCAGCTCGCGTACCCATTCGGGCGCTGGCTTTTCTTCCTCTTGAGGTGGCGCTTCCTCACCGATAGTAACGATCAACTCATCTTCCGTGCTTTCATCTTGCTTTGCCTCAACATCAGGCGCTTGGCCTTCTGCTTCGGTTTCCCCCCATTGATAAACTCACCCCATTAAAGGCCGGGTGGAATGCCTATATCAATTTATTGTAATTCCAAGAACACTCAGCATATGCCGAGCTTCCATATTTTCGAAGACTAAAATTGCTTGAATAGTATCTTCCTCGTCCAGCAATATTAACCGCAATTCTTCTGATGCTGCACGCAGTTCGCGTTCATGTTGCGTCTGCAAAATCAAATTAGCTTGTGCGGCTTGTAGTTTTGCGATCTCGCGCTGAAGGCTACGTATCTGGTCTAGTTCGCCAGTGTAGTCAATCAATTTTCGAGCAATACGTTGCGCTTGTGGTAGCTCAGATTCGGCCATTGTTCGGCCAATGCGGCGTAGATGCTCATGTTCAAATTGATCTAAGCTGGCCTCCAACATGGCCCGCTCGCGCATCCATCCTTTTTTCCTACGACGCGCCGCAGAGTCAGTAAAAAAACCTCCTCCTATTGTCTGCGGCTCGGCAATGCTACCCCATGATGCACCCCACGATGCACCCCAGGACGCTCCCCATGCCGATGACATTTAGGCTGGCCCCCACGGATCTGCATTAGTGCCTGTGCCATCAATCAGGTAATTGTTGACTTTGCGAACATCTGCCTGAATTGGCGTAGTTGTAGCCGCCGCAATAACTGCGGATGCTGTATTAGCAGCACTTTCAATCAAATCCAATTTTGGGGCTCTAGCAGTTGTATAACCTTGAGCGGTCATGCCAGATTGAACAGCCGCAGGAACTTGGCTGATGTCACCCGTAATAACTGGTGAAGCAGTTGATACGATAGATGTATACACCTTGCCGGCGAACAGTGTGATCGAGCCGCCGCCAGTGGTGCTTGAGACAAGTGGGGTTGCGTTGTCATCGCGGTAAAGCCTGTGCCCGCCAGTAAACTCCAAACCAGTTGATGACACATTGTCAAGCTTTAGGTTCAGGATTGAGGTGACAACGCGGAAGTTGGCAGCATCCTCGGCCACGATGCCTCCGAACCAGTTTCGAATACCATCGGCGGTTGTTGTGTTGTAGGCGAACCAAGCATAAAGCCGGTCGACGGAGGTCTGCCCGTTGGGGTCGCTGATATCCACCTGGATATTTGGGTAGTCTGGAGCGAACTCGGTGACAGTTGATCCGTCAATGGCGATGCCGTCGTACACCGTGTCGGCCTGCTGAGTCACGAGAGCTGACCAGCCAGTTGAGCCGACTACTACCTGCGTCAAGAACGGCAGCTTGGCGGTCGCGCCGCTTTGCCATGTGGCCGTGATCGTCAGCGTGTTGCCCGTGGTGTAACCCGTTCCCTCGTTGTAGGTCGCGCTGTAGCTCGTGCCCGCGACGATCTGGTTGACCACTTCGGTCGCCGTCGTGTTGTTGTAGACCCGCAGGCGCGTGCCCGCCGTCAGGCCGGTGATGCTGACCGTCTTGGGCGGGGCCACCGTACCGTTGGCATCGGTGCGGGTGCCGACAAATGTCGCGCCGTTGGCGAGCGTGATGACGCCCGTCGTCGTCATGTCCCCGGTGTAGGTGCTGGCCTTGATCGTGAGCGTGTTGCCCGCCCGAGCGAACACGCTTGCAGCCGTGGCGTCGATGACCACGTTCAGCGCCCCGGCGTTAATGAGGTTGCCGGAGCGGGTCAGGTCGAGGTCGACCGCCACGTTGGCGGCGAGGCTCATCCAATACTGAACGTAGTCGTAGACCTTCTGCGGAGTCTCCAGCGTCGTGTATGCAGCGACCGTGGCCGGGTTGGTCTGCGTGAGCAGGGTGTTGGGCACCATCGAAATGGTTTCGGTGGTGCGCGCCGTGTAGTCGAGCGAGGTTTTTTTGATGTAGTTGAACCCGTACTTGCGGACGCGGAGTGTGAACGGCCCGTAGCCGGTGGCACCGGTGACATATTCACTTGTGCGCGTCCAGCGGTTGCGGATGACAAGCCCCGCTTCGCCTTGGCCGATGGTGCCGATAATGGTGCCGCTGGCGTTGGTGGTCAGCGTTGCCGTTTTGACCGGCTGGAAGGAGGCGTCCTTGCTAGTCCACCAGCCCGCCGACCCACTGGCATCCAGCAGCGACAGCAACACATCCTGCACGCCTGCACCGGCAGCATCCACGATCACGGGCCGCACGCTGTACGCCTCATAAATCTGGCCATTACCAGTATTCGAAAACCAACGGAAAGCCGCTGCATACCCCGTTGGAAATGTTGTGTTGGCGTAGTAGTGGATGCCGTTGGGCAGGTTGAACGTGTTCAGAAATACCGGAGTGCTGAAGAAAGGATCGGAAGGAGCTGCCCCGAGGTATTGCACATCGAACTCCACCGCACCACGAGTTTCAAACCCTGTATCGACGCGCGGCGACAAGATGCCCGAGAACACAATGCTGTTTTGGTTGGTCGCGTTGGGAGTGCCTGTGAAGAACCCAGATCGCTCGCCAACGAACCTGCACTTCTGCAAGGTCGTGTTGTCCTTCTGAACGATCACAACATCTGTGAAAGTGCTGGATACAGCGGTAAACTCCGTGGTGCTGACATTCTGATTGATACGAACCAATTTGTTTGCGCCAGCGGCAACGCCACCTTGTTGCGCTTGCATTGAGCAGCCATACAAGCGAGTGCGTCCGGCCCAGTCCATGTCAATGTAGGCGGTGCCGTGGCTCTGTAGTGAGATGACCCCGCCGTCGCGGCCCTCACTGCCCACGGCGTGGCCGAACTGGAGCAGGCCGGAAACGATCAGTTGTGCATCGCTCGCCCCAAGCAGCAACCCACTCTTGAGCCCGCCAAAC